GCATGGATGGATTGTAACAGACGAAGGCACTCGCTCTTATGACGAAGAGTTAGCAGCAGCCCGTCTTGAGTCAACAAAAGTTAAAGAGGATAACGAGGGCCTTGCCAAGAAGGTTGAGGATCTCGAAGAATCCATTAAAAAGTTTGATGCTGGCAATCAGAAACTAAATTCTGTTGTTAAGCAGCTTAAAGAGAAACTTGAAGAAAGTTCTCTTTCAAATGCCAAGCTAATATATAGCAACCGCATTTTAAGCGATGCCTCCTTGAATGAGCGACAAAAATCAAAAATTGTTGAAGCCATCGCACAAGCAAATACACCCGAAGAAGCAAAGGTACTTTGCGAGACTCTTAAAGCAACAGTGGGATCCACGAAAAAACGAGGACCAAAATCACTAAGCGAGTCAGTGCAGCGAAGATCTACTCTCTCGGGTATTATGCCCAGACGTAATAACGATAAACCGCAAGAAGATGCTCTTTCGATAAGAATGAGAAGACTTGCTGGAATCGATTAATACTATTATAAGGAGGTAAAATATTATGTCTATTATAGAACGCCTTACAGAAGGCATGGTTCAGCGCGACATGAAGCAGGAAGGGCAAGCTCTTCTTGAAAAGTGGACCCGCACAGGACTTCTTGAGGGTCTTGAAGGACCCCAATCGCAACACAACATGGCTCGTCTTCTTGAGAATCAAGCCAAAGAGCTTCTTCGTGAAAGTTCCAGCATGGGTGCTGGTGATGTTGAAGGTTTCGCTGCTGTTGCTTTCCCAATTGTTCGTCGTGTATTCGCCGGACTTATTGCTAACGAACTCGTTAGTGTTCAGCCCATGAGCCTGCCCAGCGGTCTCATCTTCTTCCTTGACTTTGTGTTTTCACCAAATCTTGGATCCGCCCAAACCACCACAGGACGCGGCGGAAACCTTGCTGACAAATCAATTTATGGTACAGACCAAGTCGGCTCAGAAATTATATCTGGAGTTGACTTAGTGCGCTCAACAAACAAGTCAGGATTCGGTGGCCCTGGTCGCGATGGACAAACTGGTTATGCGTATGCGTCCCCAACTGGCAGTAATTCCGGAACTGTTGCCAACGCCCTCACATCGGCTGCTTTGCGTACATTTATGTTAGATGGAGCGGTGTCAGATGCAGATAAAAAGAGAATTCTATATGATGCTGATATCTTGAGTATTACAGATAGCACTTATGGTGTGGCTGTTCTTGATGTTCTAAAAACAGAGTTCGATTCTGCCACTGGTGATCCTGATTTCGATAACCTTTCTGCTTTTGAACTTCGTCCGCTACGGAACGGAGAGTCCCCCACGGCCTTAGCCAATGCCTTCGCCGTCGCGTTGGATAACCATACTGGCATCGACTCTGGTTCTTTCTTGGACAATAATGTTGCTCAAGTGCGACGTTTGAGTACAAAAGTTGGGGCTGGGCAGAGCATGCTTACTGCTGAAGCAGAAGCAATACGTTTTGTAATTGTTGGTGATAGCACTGTGGTTAGTTCAACATCTGCTATTGCGGCTGTTGGATCGACATTAGCTGCTGCGGACTTTGAGTACCCCCTGAAAGACCAATATGATGCTGCCGGAACAGACGCCGTTGGCGCTGTCGTTGGAGATTTATTTGGATTAGAGGGTGTTGAAGAAATTCCTGAGATCGACATTAAGGTTGACAGTATAGCAATCACATCACAATCTAAGAAATTGAAAGCAAAGTGGACCCCCGAACTCGGTCAGGACCTCAATGCTTATCACAACTTAGATGCTGAGGTTGAACTCACAAGTATTCTCTCTGAGCAGATTGCTCTTGAGATTGATCGTGAAATTCTTGCTGATCTTGTCAATGGTGCGACTGCTGGAACTCTATATTGGTCTCGCGCTCCTGGTCTGTTTGTGAATCGCACAACAGGCGCTGAGGTTGGTGCTTCATCTGCTGCTCCTGACTTCACAGGAACAGTTAGTGAATGGTATGAGACTCTTATTGAAACAATCAATGATGTTTCTGCTCAGATTCACCGCAAGACCCTTCGTGGCGGCGCGAACTTCGTTGTTTGCTCTCCTGAAGTTGCCAACATCCTTGAGTTCACCGCTGGCTTCCGTGCCAATGTGACCGCTGATGCTGACAAAGGCGATATCGGCGCAGTTAAGGTTGGTTCTCTTAGTCGCAAGTTCGACGTCATGGTCGATCCTTACTTCCCACGAAACATTGTTCTCGTCGGTCGTCGTGGATCTTCCTTCCTTGAGAGCGGTTATGTATACGCTCCATACGTCCCACTTCAAGTGACTCCCACCATCTTCGGTGTTGAGGACTTCGTGCCCCGTAAAGGTGTCATGACCCGCTACGCTAAGAAAATGGTTCGTCCTGATATGTACGGTCTTGTTATCGTTCGCGG